ATGAGAAAAAAGAACACAATGAATTAGTGCGTTTAGAAAAGAAGCTAGACAAACACATGAGTTTACCTGCTGACAAGGCACATCCTTCAGATCAGAAAGATGCGCCATTGCCTAATATGCGGAAATATTAAAACTTTATAATTTTTGCTACTTTGTATGGTAATCCATGTTTCGTAAATGTATTACCTACAACTGTATTGCGTGAATCGTTGTAAACCCAATTCTTATCTTTGTAAGGTGGATTGTTATTTGAATATTTAGAATGTGAATGTGCTTTCATTTTGGTTCACCTATGCATTTATAAAGTTTGTATTCTTTTGATTTATGCCATTTATCAACAATGGTATAACCTGCCTTACGCAGTTCTCCAACCCTAGTTGATAGCTTCATACCACCACCTTCTAAAAATGCGTCTAGTGGGCTTATCCAGCGTTTCTTAGCCAGTTTTACAATTATTTGATGTTGCGTCATTTTATTCCCCTTATGATTTCAGTCATTAAAATTACAATCCCACATAAAAACATCCCAATACCTATACAAAATCGTACCATTTTTTTGTGCCTTTCTTTGTATCATATATGTTGCATTAAGCCTCTATTGATTCATTTATGATTCACTTTCTTTATCATCCAAATAAACAGAAAGGTCGATCATGTCTTTAGGATCTCCACCTCGCCTAAAATAGTCGTTACCACCATCAACAAAAATAGATTTACACTTACACCACACAAAGTCATGCCGAGTTTTAGACTCAATAACATCGCCACAATTCTTACATTGAAGCCTATTTACTATATCTTTTGTCATTGTTCTCTCGCTTTCTTTAACTGTCCAATATTTGACTGTAAATTGTTTGCGTCAATAATTTGTTTTAGCATTGCTATTTCTTTGGCTTGTTGACGTAGCATATTAACTATTGCATCTAAATGTGGTTCAAGCCATAAAGTATCTTCATTTTCAATTAAATCAGCTAGTTCATTTGCTGTCATTTCTCACTCGCTTTCTTTAATGCTTCCATATTTTTAATTCGTTGGTTCATTTTTTTTGATTCCTCATAACAAGGTACACATACTGTATTATTGTCGCTTGGTCCGCCCATACTTGATATAACATCTCGGCATTTTCCACAAAACATCATAGATGCCGTAGTCAAACCCACATAACCTTCTTTTTGAATAATTGGTCGCCAAACATCTTTTGCAATTTTGCGATACCCTAAAATCTCATCACTCATTTCTCACCTCTTTTTTTAAAAACTTCTTCAATCAATTGATGACCAAAAGTTCGATGATCCAGACACAAAGCATCTTTCATTTCTGACCAAACCTTCGCAATGATCTCTTCTCTTTCATCAAGGTTTAAATCAAAAATTTTGATTTCTTCTTCAGTCAAACCCAACTCTTTTTCATTTGCATTCATTTCTTACTCGCTTTCTTTTTTACTGAGCCATAAAACATTTGTTTACTAAAAGCATTTAATAGTCTGCATTTAGCCTCTTCCCTTTCTTCTTTAGGAAAATCCGCAACAGATTCTTCTAATAGTCCCATAATTCTATTAACTAATTCTTTTGCTGTAATAATTCTACTCATTTCTCACTCGCTTTCAATTTGTTGTTCATCCACAATTTTCTTTATTTTCTCCTGAACCTTCTGCCATTGAGCGAATACAAACTTGTATTCAGACACCAATATGTCAGGCACATCTACAACCCAAACAGAACATAATTTAGTATTCTCATAATATTTAATCTCTTCTTCATCATCATCAATTACCAATACTGGGTACCATTCTTCTTCATCAATTAATATTTTCATTTCTCACCTTCTTTCTTTACGTCTAATGTTTTAACATAAGCAACAATTTTTTCTAATTCTTCTAAATAATAATCACCATCTAAAGTAATTTGTATTTTCCAATCGCTAGTAGCATAAGCATTAATCGCTATGTATTCACAATTAAGATGGTCAGATGGAAAATTGACATGATGTTTTGTCATTTCTCACCTGCTTTCTTTAGTACATTCACAAGGCATACCAGCACCACCACAACATTTGTGTGCTTCTTTATCAGGATGACATTCACATACCCATCCTGTGTTGTTACATTTGTTGCATGGGTTTTCAATAGCCTTATAATCCCAATACCACCAAGAATCAGGCCATCCACCCCAACATAAAGTACCCTTGCGTTGCACTTTTTCTAACCATCTACAGTCATGGTCACCAAGTCGTATTGGATGCCAAGCAAACCATTCGTGCCACTCTTGTAGTCTTTGTTGTTTAGTTGACCACGATTCGCCACAGTTAAATTTCATTTCTCACTCACTCGCTTTAATTGGTTTGTTTTTTTATTACTTCAACACCCATTAGTGTTTCTGTATTCATATTCTTTGCTATATCTACAAGTTCTTCAGCAATTTCCAAAGCAATACCTTCTCCCCAAATCTTTACAAATGTATGTGTTTCATCTACCTGTATTTCTATATTGGCGGCAATCATTTCTCACCTGCTTTCTTTAAGATCAATTTTGCAAATTCAAGTATGTCTAAATCTTTGTTTCCGTTTGTTTGTTCAAGATAAATATTTAAAATTTCACCATCTGTTAGTGTCTTTGCTGGATGGGTGTAGAGTGGTGTTGGGTTGTCATCAATAGATAAAGCACAATCTAAATCAAAAAATACACTTGTGTTATCACCTATTGCAATCCACGCTACTGGTTCATCTATTGGTCTTATAAACTGCCCAATATCTGACTTTAAATTGTTTGCGTCAATAATTTGTTTTAGCATTTCTATTTCTTTTTCTAATTGCGCTTTGCAATCATCTAATTCTGCCTGGAGTTGTCGTAACAAATCAGCAGCATCTTTTACAAAACCTCTTGGGTGTGCATCTTCAATTAATTGTGCCAATTCTTCTGTGGTCATTTAGTAGGGCCTCCAAACAATGATTGCTCTAATAGTCTGATCTGTTCGCTATGTTCTCTTAATTGAACTTGTTGCTGCTCTATTAACTTCATAGCAGATTCAAACTGTTGTTTCCAATACTCGGATTGTTGTTCAAAGTTTTCCATTAAAAAATTCCTCTGTGGCACGTTCTTCAGCTAATTTTTCACGTCTTTCATACGACATACAATACAAAAACCGACCCAGTTTCTCAAAATCTTTTGTTTCTAAATATTCTTCTATTGATCTAGCTTCTTCAATAGTCGCATTATTTAAATCTTCACAAAAGTTTTCAAACAAACAATTGCTGTAATTTGAATTGTTATATAGCAATTCCTGTTTGCGTTCACGAACCAAATCTTCATCTGCATAGACTGTTGTATCGGTAGTCAACCAAGCGTCATAATTTAACATTACCATCCCCTTTGAATAATCCATATAATCATAGCTGGCCCTGCAACTACTAAAACTCCTATTACTGCTTCAATAAATGTTTGCATTTAATTCCCCTTTAGTTAAACAACAAATACAGAATAATTAAGTTTTGTTAATTTATCAACAAATATTTGCATAATTAGGGTTTATCCCTAGTGGTTTTGCAAAAATGCGACATAAAGGTAGTCTGGGAGAGTTGTGAAGGAGCTAAAAGGGGGTAAAGCTCACTCCCCCAGACTGAGGTTATTCTTTAATTTAAAATACGTTACTAAACATTGAAACATTTTCCAATGATGTTGTAAATCATTTTCATCTATTTCGTGGATTTGCGTATCATGCGTATCATCATCGGACACAAATGCAATTGCACATCTAGCTTTTGGCATATTTAACCCATGTGCATAAGCAACTAGTTGTAAAATATGTTCTGTATAGACGGCAGCGTTTTCAAGGGATAATTTCGTCTTGAAATCAACCACTATGCCTTCTTCCGAGTGTAAATCGACTTTACCTGCAAAACCTAATGGATGTGCAAACGATTGCTCTGGTTTCCAAAAATGATCGCCAAAATGATCTCTTAATTTTTTTTCTGTGCGCCTGACATAATCAGGATACTCGGGCATAAACTCTTGATTAAAATATGATTCCAATATGTTGTGCATATTAGTGCCACGTTCCATTGCGTCTTTACCTGTGGATCGTGAATCTTGTATTACTCGTGTCAACCAATCGGCTTCTGGCTCGTTATCATTGCGTGGTAAGGTAAGGCTAGCAAGTAAGACTTGTTCTTGTTTCCAGCGTTCTAATCCAGGCTTGGCTAGGCATCCAATAATCGTAGTTACAGATGGAAGCAAACCTTCTTTTTTAGCATCTCTAAGCGTTGTATTGCGAAACATTCCATTTTTACCCATGCGTGTATAGCTAGGCTGGCCATCTTTTGTGTACCAATGTGCTGAATTACTTTCTTGTGTAACAATCATATTTTTCCCCTTTATGATTTTGAAGTGAATAATACACCTTTCATGCAAAAGCATGAATTTTTAATAAATTAGTTATCTATTGATATGTAAAAACTTCTGACAAATCGACAGCACGTTGCGCTACCTGATTGACAAAGCGAGCTAAGCCCACTTGGTCAAACTGGTACACGGTGCGTTCTTCATCGACACCATAAGGCTCGATATATGTGTCAGAACAATTTTTAGCATATTCACGAATCATAAAATCCATAAATCACCTAAAAGGGTATATCTTCATCTAATTCACCTAAAGACTGCGAAGCATGATTACTGATCTCTTCACGATCTTTAGGCGGCTCTTTTACTTCTTTACTACCCAACAACTGCAACACACTTACAACAATATTTGTAGCAAACTTTTCAACACCATTTTTATCGGTATATTTATTTGTTTTAATCTTGCCTTCGATGTAAACCTGGCTACCTTTTTTAACGTACAAACTAGCGACTTCTGACAACTTACCAAAACAGGTAATGTTGTGCCATTCAGTAGCTTCTCTAAACTGCCCAGATGGTTTATCTTTGTACTTTTCGCTAGTTGCTAAACTAAAGTTGGTTAATGATTCACCAGATTGCAATGCTTTGGTTTCTGGTTCTTTTCCGACATGGCCTACTAAAATAACTTTATTGATTGACATTTTCAGTTCCTAATTTTTTTTCTAACATAGAGATAGCGTTCATAGCTTGCATACGGTCAAACAGCGATATAGAAGGCTTTTTAAAGTAAGCGCATAGCTTCTCTACATCTGAACCTGTTTGTTCAATTAAAGCGGTTATAGACGCAATCTGTTGCGGTGTAATAGATGGTGATTTGCCTTTTTCTGACGCTTCATTGCCGTCATCGTCAGCTTGAACAATACCGACAACGGCAGCTAAAGCTCCCCTTCTCATATACGTTAAACAGGCCATACATCCCTGTGGATCGTTTTTAGATACAGGAAACGACATTGTTTGCTCAATATATTGACCAGATGAATGAGCAAGAATAGTAGTCAAAGACATTTCGCCATCAATATAATTGCCAGGAAACTGCATTACTGACAAACCGTTGCTAGATAACAACGATCTGCAAGCATCCCATACGGATTCAAGATCAGCGTAACTCGATTTAAAAAATGGATTCTTAGAATCTTTTTTAGCGTGACCTAATTGGCTTTGTACTAAAGCAAGAGCTGTAGCTAATTCATTAATATTTTCAGATGAGTTCATATTAATGTCCCATGTATTGAACAAATGCAGAACGTGGCATACCACACTCAAACCAAATCACTTGTTTATCTTCTTCAGACAATGTGCTTAATTCCATGTGTTCTAATGCTTCAAGCAAACGCATTTGACGTTCTTCCTGCATCATTCTCATTTCTTGCATATCATCGTCAATGTTAAATGTATCTATTGTGTCTTGTGTCATAAATTTCCCCTTTATGTAAGCAAAAGTGCTTATTAAGAATACTAAACTAAATTAAGATTTGTTGCAAGTATTTTTTAAGATAGTGTAGAATAAATAAAAATATAACAACGAAAGTTAATTGATGAAAGTACATTTTTCAGACAACCAAATTATTGAGTTGTTAGGTGGCACAAAAAGGGTATCAAAGTTATGTAACGTAGCTCCCCCAGCAGTAACACAATGGCGATCTAGGGGTATCCCACATGGGCAGTTGTTGTTTTTAGCTGCATTGTTAGAAAAAGAATCACATGGATTGGTTACTAGAAAAGATTTATTTCCTAAAAATTGGTGGTTTGTCTGGCCTGAGTTGTCAAAAAAAGAAAAAAATGAATCCGTTTAAAATAATTGAACCTACTGTTATATCATTTAGCGGTGGTCGCACGTCTGGTTATATGCTTTGGCGAATATTACAAGAAAACGATGGATTGCCAGATGAAGCTATTGTTGTATTTGCCAACACAGGAAAAGAAATGGAAGAAACCCTAGAATTTGTTAGGGATTGTGAACTAAATTGGAAAGTTCCTATTCATTGGGTAGAATATTCCTGGAATGAAGATTCAAAATTACGATTTAAACGTGTTAATTTTGATACTGCTAGTCGAAATGGTGAGCCATTTATGGATATGATCCATGAATCTACAGGATATTTACCTAATCCAGTAGCTAGAATTTGTACTTCAACATTAAAAATTCGAACAATTGACAAGTATTTGAAGTCATTAGGTTGGAAACATAACGAAAATATGGATTGGGTAGGAATTAGAGCAGATGAACAACGCAGAGCTGCCAAAATAGATCGTGAACGTACACCACTTGTAACGGCTGGTATTACAAAAAAAATAGTTGGAGATTTTTGGAAACAACAGCTTTTTGATTTGAAGTTGCCAAATAACAACGGTGTCACAATGCACGGTAATTGTGATTTATGTTTTTTAAAACCAGCTCACCAGATTTTAAGTTTAATTAGAGAAAAGCCGAGTAGGGCAGATTGGTGGATAAAGGCAGAGATGTCTGTCCAGACATCGAACAAAACTTTTGGTGATGGTGGCAGGTTTAGAAAAGATCGGCCAAGTTATCAACAAATGAAAGATTACGCATTAAGTCAACATGAATTATTTGATATGAATGAAGAAGCAATACCTTGCTTTTGTGGTGATTAAGGTTTAAATTATTATTTCGTTTTAGGTTTCGAATTGGTCGGGTAACGACAGCAATCGAGATACAAGCAGACTGTGGGAAAGCTGGTGTAATACTGCATAAATAGGTGGCGAAGATAGTGCCTATCCAGCGCAAGACTGTCGGGTGACGAGGCTCCGAGGGAAAAGCACGTTTGAAGGCACACTAGGATGGCTAGGTGTCTTTCACCAAAGGAAAATATGATTAATAATAAAGAATATAGTTATAGTGAAGAATTTAGAAGGATATGTGAAGCAACAACAACACTTAAAACAAATTTACAACAAAGAAGAAAATATTTAGATTTAGTTGAAGAAAAAAGAGGTAAGATTGCAAGAACAGAATTAGAGCAGGAAATGATTAAACAGTTCAACATCTTAAAGGGGAAAAAAGATGAATAAAGTGTATTGGGGTGATTGTCGTGATTCATTGCGACAAATGAAACTTGAAGGCATTGAAGTACAAACTTGTATTACAAGTCCACCATATTACGGATTAAGAGATTACGGTTGTGATGGTCAAATAGGTTTAGAAGAAACACCATTTCAATTTATAGATAATCTTGTAGAAGTATTTGCTTGTGTATGGGATGTTCTTGCTGATGATGGTACATTATGGGTTAATCTTGGCGATAGCTATTCAAGTCATAAAGATTGTAAAAGTACATCACAAACATTTGCTTTAGGTACTGCTAAAGAACAAGCTCCAGTTATGGATAAAGGGAAATCAAGAATTAGAGATAGCCGTATGCTTAAATCACAGGGTTTTAAAAATAAAGATTTAATGGGTATGCCTTGGCGATTAGCATTTGCATTACAAAATTTTGGATGGTATTTACGTCAAGATATTATTTGGCACAAACCTAACCCAATGCCTGAATCAGTCAAGGATAGATGCACCAAATCGCATGAATATATTTTTCTTTTAAGTAAAAATCCTCAATATTATTTTGATTATAAAGCTATTCAAGAGCCAGCAATATATGGTGATGATGATAGAGCTAGTCGTGGTGATTCAAGACGAGATAGTGGAATGAATCATATTGCACCAAAAAAAGATAAGCGAGCTGGTGAAGGTCGTATTTCTTATGAAGGGGAAAAAAATGAAAACAATACAAGTAATGGTCAAGAATCATTTGTGCATATTAATGAATTTAGAAACAAACGTGATGTATGGACAGTAACTACTAAACCATATTCAGGTTCGCATTTTGCAGTATTTCCAACAGATTTAATTGAGCCTTGTATTTTGGCAGGTAGTCGTGTTGGAGATATTGTTTTAGACCCATTTTTTGGAAGTGGCACAACAGGTCAAGTTGCTCAACAATTAGGTCGTAAATGGATTGGTTGCGAATTAAACAAAGAATATGAGTCTTTACAAAATAAACGTGTGGCTCAACAAGGATTGGAGCTTATATGAGTAATTATTTAATAATATTAGTGGGATTGATTTACGTTTATATTGGTATTTCTTTTTTTTTAAAGAATCAATACGGCATGGGGATTACTTTTTTAGCTTATGCATTAGCTAATCTAGGTTTATGGATCGAGGCACAATGATAAATCCTAATGATGAGATTCAATACATTGTCGATCTTATTGATGACTACGCTGCTGCCGATGGTCGTTTATCTGCTTTAGAAAGCTATAAATCAGCTCTCAAAGCGTTAAAGATGAAAGATAGTACACAGACATCAATTGCTGGTAAAGAGATGGATGCGTTCGCTTCTGATGAATATATACAGTTTTGTGAAGAAATAGAGCAAGCTCGTATAAAATATACATCTTTAAAATTAAAAATAGAAACAGCTAAGATGAAAGTTGAGGTCTGGCGAACAGAACAAGCAACTAACAGACAAATAGAAAAACTAACACGTTGAAAAAAGCAGAAAAAGAATTATATGGAAAAATTGCAAGATTGGGATGTTGCCTCTGTAGGCATCTTGGCTTCGGTGAAACACCAAGCGAAATCCACCACATCCAAAAAAATGGAATACCAAGATACCAAAGAGAAGTTATCGGACTTTGCCCAGAGCATCATCGAGGAAATAGTGGTATTCACGGACTTGGGAAGCGAGGATTTGAAGCTCGCTACGGAATTGACGAGCAAACCTTATTACATAAAACAATGGAACTTATAGGTTTAGATTAGAAAATAAATCACAACTCAAGGGGATCGAATCCGAATTCATCGGCCACAGCAGTTGCATAACGTCTAAAAACTGCATCATGTTTATCCCAATTTTTATTACGGTATCGCTTCATGTGGATCATTTCGTGCGCTAATGTCTTGAGGATAGTTTCAAAATGGCTGCATTTGGCTTTAGAAATGGTTATAAGGTGCATATCGTCATCAAATATATATGTGCCATAAGCATCTTCTTCAGACGTTACATTAAACTTTATACAAGCTGTATTAGGCATTTCCCAATGATTAAAGGGTTTCATTTGGCAAAGCATAATATACATTGCTTCAAGGGTTTTTGATGTAGGTGTCATACAGAAAACACCTTACCTCGAAATTGCACTTCACCTTGTTCTTCATCATAGACTTGGATCATTTCTGGCATCAAAAGCTGGGATTTATGCCAAGTCATTAATACAAATCCTGATCGCCAGTTGACAGGGTTATCCTCGCAGTAATCTATAAATTGATTTCCTTTAGGATAAGCTAATGTTCCTGTTTGAACACCATAACGAGTCCCATTTTTGAAATGTGGAGAATGATCTGTATAAGGATCAACTGACAAAACGTGAGTATGGCCAGTTACAATATTTAAACCAGAGTGTAATGTATTGTTTGCGCCACCATATTTACCACCTTTCCAACGGTGTTTTATTTGAGTATCGTTATTAATAAAATATGACCAACATGATTTCCATATTGGAAAATGGTCTTTTAAACTTGTGCCAGGCACTCCAGCGTACATCGGTGCTTGATTGATAAGAAATTGCTCAAATCGAGCATCATGGTTTCCAAGACACCAAATTAAATTACTGTGAAACTTAGTTGTTTTTTCAATTTCACCTAAATAATGCTGTACTGCGTGTAATTCTTCTATAACTGACGGTGCTTTATTCCAATTAATTGGACTATGACGGCTATTTGTTGTGCCATCAAATGCATCACCATTACATATAATAACTTCTGGCTGAAACTCTTTGATACATTCTAACAATGCACGAAAAGCGGTGGTATCATCATCAGGGTAAAAATGAGCATCACTAAAAACTAAAACACGACCTTTTTCTAATGTTGTACCCCTTCGGACATTGTGTCGGGTTTCTTCTAATCTGCGGTTATGTTCTAATTTGACGTTTTCAATTTGAACATTATTAAAATATTTTTCATCTGTTAGCAATTGAATGTTATATTTAGCTTCAATATTTCTTCTTCTTCTAAGGACATTTCTTTTATCTATGCCTAATGAATCAGCTAATTTTGTGGCTGATTTTAAAG